TTCAAATTCTTCTTGAATTTGTTTCTTTATGTTATCAGGTGCATCAACATTATCAAGTACAAGAGATACAGATTTTTCTGCATCTGAAGATGTGACTGATTCGTTTACAATATCTTCTACAGCAGCATCACATTCTGTGTGATATGAAATATCACGATATTTAAGGATAAGCTCTTTTTCTGATTTTGTTTTATCACCATTAATATCGACATACTGTCCATAGTGGCCACCGGCATTAATCACATTGCCGATACCCTCATCTTCATCCATAGGAGCAACGAAGGAAGCACGCGTACGCTCTTGCTTCTCTTGATCCTTTCTTTTTATTTCAAAACCAAAAAAGTCGGCCAATGTAATATCCTCTCATAATAGCAGAGGAGAATAATCCCCTCTGCTTATATTTATAGGTGTTATGAAGTAGTATCTGATTCCCAATATTGAACTTGTAGCTCAACAGTGAACTCTTCGATAACATTTTCTGAATCGTATGATACATCGATTGCAGAGATGTTAGTTGGAAAAGTTCCTCGGAAGTCATATCGTTTAACAGACTCTCCTGCCTTATTTAACTGTTCTACAACCATGTCTGCTTGATAGTCAACAGGGTTAGTTAGTCCAGTGTTTGCGTTGTGCTGGTTAATACCATTCATCCAACGTTCGAAAGCATTACGCGTTTCCATTTGAACATCATTGATGATTGTCACTGACCAAGGTTCGAATGTACGATCGCCTGCAATTTGCAATTGACGTCCACGGAACGGAATAGTAATTGGTGCAATGATCGAAGCAGGAAGCTGAGCAGCTTTACACATGAATGATGCAAGCTCAACATTTGCTCCGGCATAACCAGGAAAGTTAAGTGTGGCTTTAAACAAGTTAGCACGGGCACCGCCACCTGTCAACTTGGATTTAAAGTCATCTACGCCTAAAATAGCCATATTTTATGTCTCCTTACTGACCGATGATCTCAGAGAATTCAACGCCTGTTCGTGTAGCGATAAAATTCAATGTGATAAAGTTAATCGACCTAGCAGGCTTGATATAGATATCAGCCACGAAACGGTTACCATCAATAACAGCGCCAGTATTATTTGTTGTGTCACAAATGACAGCAAAGTCTGTAATACCTCGGCGACCTTTTACATCTCGTAAGAACGGTTCAACTAGGTTGCGGAATTGTGCTCGTGTAAACTCATCGTTGAATTCAAACAATTGGAATTTAGCAGCTGTTGCAACAGCTTTTTCCAATGTGATGAACAACCTACGCACATTGATACGATCAAATGCACTTGGTTTTGATTGAGCAGTCTTGTCGCCAAACAATACGATACCTTCACCTGGGAAGCTAACGATTGGGTTGACTCGAGCTTTATATAGATCGTCACGTGCTGCTTTCTTAGGATTAAAAGCAATCTTAGTTACACCAAGGATTTGACCTCGTGTAAAACCAGCAGGTGAGAACCATGCGTCAGCTACATTGTCTGTGTTTGCACATAGACCAGCAACTGCACCTGATGCGACAATCCAACGATATACGTCATTGTATTTATCGTATACATACAACGCTGTTGAATCGATTACAGCGTAAGAAGATGAAGTCAATGCATCAGCCCAGGCTTTTACGTCCGTAGCAGCTGTTGCGTTATTGACTGTTTCTGCAACTGCAGGGGAAACAAACGCTACACAGTCTTTTCGACCTTCAGCGATTGCAATCATATAGTTAGCCATAGTCACATCATCTGCAGCTGCAGTTTCAGGACCAATTAATAGGTTAACATCAATTGTTTCGGCATCGTCAAACAAGTCATAGGCTGTTGATAGTTCACCAACAGTAGCAGCATTATCATCTGTACCACCAGAAAGTGAAGCAGAAATTGCTGTTGAACCTGTAACGAAAGCAGCACCAGCTGCACCATTAATTGCAGAACCGGCATCTGTAAGCGCAGATGCATGTGCTCCCCAACGAACATATGCAGATTGATTATTGATTACGTTTGCGTAGTAATTATCTGTACCGTCATCAGCTTTAGCA